ATGGCTTTATTGGAAAGGCGTGGGGCTTACGCGGACTTTGACAGGAATAAGATGCTCCCAGGGGAGCCGGCAGTCGTGCTGGAGGGGAACCCGGATTCGGAGGATGGGACAGCCCCATATATATGCACGGGCCCCGGGAAGGTTAAAAGGCTGGCGACATATGATGAGATGGCGCAGGGGATAGGCGAGGCCAAGTCATCCTCTGAGAATGCCGTGTTTGCCGCGCAGCAGGCGGCAAGCCAGGCAGAGGCTGCCACAAAAAACGCAGCGGAGGCGGTGGCTGCATCAAATAATGCATTAAAAGAGGCATCCTCAGCAGTGGGGCACGCCCAAAGCGCGGAATCCGCAGCGGAGGCAGCAAGAAAGGACGCAGGGACGGCCGTATCAACGGCACGCACAGCCAGGGGGGAGGCAAGCGACGCGCTGTCCAGGGCGCAGAATGCACAGGCAAGCGTGGGGAACGCCCTGGAAGAGGTCTACATGATGAAAGGGGACGTTGACACACTGAACGGAAGCCAGGAGGAAATGGCGCTTATCCTTTCCGGGAAGGTGGACGGGGCTTTCGAGGAAGACGGCTACCTGTACCTGACGTCAAATGACGAGGTTGTCGTGGGGCCGCTGGGGCCATTTGCGGGCGGAAGCGGGGGCGGAGGTGGTACTGGCGGGAATAATGCCACGCTTTCTGTCCAGAACACGACAGGATGGATTTCAAAGACCATAGCCCATGGGGCAGAGTGCGCCGTCTCCATCACATGGTCATCCATGGAGGATGGGATGCCGACCGGGAACGGGTCCCTTAAAGTGACAGTGAACGGGGCATTGAAAGCTACAATGAATGTGGCGCAGGGCGAAGTGCAGGTATCCCTGTCAGGTTACCTGAATGTCGGGTCGAATGCGGTCAAAATAAATGTCAGTGATGTGTATGGGAATAACAGGACGGTTAACTTCAGCATTACTGCGGTATCCGTTTCCTTGACGTCAAATTTTGATGCATCGTCACCTTTTACCGGGGCAGTCAACTTCACCTATATCCCAGAAGGGAACGCGGCAAAAACGGTGCATTTCATCCTGGATGGGAGGGAAATCGGCACGTACACAACCTCCGTATCAGGCAGGCAGCAATCCTACGTCATCCCGGCGCAGGCACACGGGGCGCACTCTTTGGAAGTGTACTTCACAGCGGTTATCGGTGGGGAAGGGGTAGAATCGAACCATCTGTACTACGAACTGATCTGCATAACGGAAGGGGAGGAAACCCCTATCATTGTCAGCAGCTTTAATAAAAAAGAGGTCAGCCAGTACACGTCTGTCATCATACCGTACATAGTGTATAACCCGATGGGGCTTACGGCAGACGTGAGGCTGCTGGCAAACGGCGCCCAGGTTGCGTCCCTGTCCGTGGACAGGACGGAGCAGGCCTGGACATACCGCGCCGATACCGCAGGGCAGCTTACGCTCTCCATACAGTCTGGGCACGCAGCCAAAAACATAATATTGGATGTGAAGGAGGCAAGCATTGACATTGAGGCTGAGACAGAGGGGCTTTCACTGTTCCTATCCAGCTATGGGCGGAGCAACAACGAGGAAAACCCAGGCGTCTGGGAATACGGAGGCATTAGCGCGGGGTTCACAGGGTTCAACTTTACCTCGGACGGCTGGCAGAAGGATGGCAGCGGGATATCCATCCTGCGGGTATCCGGGGACGCAAGGCTGCATATCCCGGTGCAGGTCTTTGCGCAGGATTTCAGGGCAACAGGGAAAACCATAGAGGTGGAGTTCGCGACAAGGGATATCATGGACTATGACGCCGTCGTGGTATCCTGCATGTCCGGGGGCAAAGGGATGCAGCTTACTGCGCAGGAAGCGCTCCTTGCATCGGAGCAGTCCAGGATTTCCACACAATATAAAGAAAATGAGCATGTCAGGATTGCGTTCGTGGTGGAAAAGCGTTCTGAAAACCGCCTGGTCTATACCTATATCAATGGGGTGATGTCCGGCGCGGTGCAGTACCCTACGGATGACGACTTCCAGCAGGCGTCCCCGGTTGGCATCTCCATCGGCTCAAACCTGTGCACGGTAGACCTGTACTGCATCCGCCTGTATGACAACAGCCTGACACGCTTCCAGGTATTGGATAACTGGATTGCGGACACGCAGGACGGTGAGCAGATGCTCAGGAGGTATACGCACAATGACGTGTTCGATGCATATGGGAAGGTGGTCATAAGCAAGCTGCCGCAGGACTTGCCGTACCTGGTGCTAGAGGCGCCGGAACTCCCCCAGTACAAAGGGGATAAAAAGGCCGTCAGTGGGTACTATGTAGATCCGGCCAACGCCTCTAAGTCATTCTCGTTCGAGGATGCGCAGGCAGACGTGCAGGGGACTTCCTCGCAGTATTATGCCAGGAAAAATTATAAAATCAAATTCAAGGGCGGCTTCACCATGGCCTCTACAGGAGCGACAGCGGAAAAATATGCCATGAACGCGTCGGCCATCCCGGCAGACACTTTTACCTTCAAGGCTGACGTGGCATCCTCTGAGGGCGCAAACAACGTGGAATTGGTGCGTTTATACAATGATTCCTGCCCATACAAAACGCCGCCGCAGGTGGAAAACCCACATATCAGGCAGGGGATTGACGGGTTCCCCATCGTTATTTTCTGGTATGACGGGAAGGATACGGCGTTTATTGGAAAATACAACTTCAACAACGACAAAGGGACAGAGGAAGTGTTCGGGTTTGCCGGAGGGGATGAATCCTGGGAAATCAAGAACAACACTTCGGACAGGGTGCTTTTCAAGTCGGCTGATTTTAACGGGGCGGAATGGCTCAACGACTTTGAGGGGCGTTACCCAGACGGGAACGGGGACCCGGAAAATCTTGCTGCCCTTTCGGCATGGATTGTGTCCACTGACCAGGACGCGGCAACCGGGCAGGCATTGCCGGGACCTGTATCCTATGATGGGGCATCCTACACCGCAGACACGGCGGCGTACCGGCTGGCAAAGTTCAAGGCGGAACTGGCAAGCCATATGGAAGTGGACGCGGTCATTTTCAATTACATATTCACGGAACTGTTCCTGATGGTGGATAACCGTGCGAAGAATGCGTTCCCTACCATATATGATGGGGGCAAGTGGCTTATCCTGCCATATGACTATGACACTGCAATCGGCACGAACAATGAGGGCGCCCTGGTATTCTCTTATGAATTGGAGGACATCGACCAGACGGCGTCCGGCGCGGATGTGTTCAACGGGCAGCAGTCCACGTTGTGGGTCAACCTCAGGCAGGCATTCTCCCCGCAGATACAGGCCATGTACCAGCAGCTGCGTTCCACGGGCGTACTGTCTTATGCAGATACGGAGCAGCGCTTTGAACTGCACCAGGGGAAGTGGCCGGAGGCAATATTCAATGAGGACAGCTACTTCAAGTACCTGCAGCCCCTGATTGACGACAACAGCGCAGCCTACCTGTCCATGCTGCAAGGCTCCAAGGCAGAGCAGAGGAAATGGTGGCTGTACAACAGGTTCAGGTACATTGACAGCAAGTACAACGCCGGGGACGCCCTGTCAGATGTCATCACAGTCCGCGGGTATGCCAAGGCAGATATTACCGTGCGCCCGTATGCGGATATCTATGCATCCGTCAAATTCGGGTCATACCTGGTGCAGGAGAGGGCGCTTAGGGGCAGCAGCTACACGTTGGAGTGCCCGCTTGACAATGTGAACGATACGGAAATCTATATTTACTCCGCATCGCAGCTTGCGTCTGTGGGCGACCTGTCCGGCCTGATGGTAGGGTATGCGGAATTTTCCATGGCAGTAAACCTGCAGTCCCTGAAATTGGGGGACGGGAGCCTGTCATACTCCAATAACAACCTGACAGCCCTGTACCTTGGCAACAATGTGCTGCTCCGTACGCTTGACGTGCGCAACTGCCCGTCATTGACGCAGGCGGTGGACATTTCCGGGTGTGCGAACATAGAATACGTGTACTTTGACGGGACCTCCATCACTGGGGTAAGCCTACCAAATGGCGGCATACTCAAGGAACTGCATCTGCCGGGGACAATCACCAACCTGACAATCAGGAACCAGAAGGCCATAACATCCCTGGATATCCCGTCCTATTCCAACATTTCCACACTACGCCTGGAAAATGTGGGCGGTTCTGTGGACACAAGGGAAATCCTGGAAGGGATACCTGGAAACAGCCGCGTGCGTATCTTAGGGTTTGCGTGGGATGCTGAAAGCGCGGAGGAAATCTTTAGCCTGTATGATTTGCTGGATACCATGCGTGGGCTGGATGAGAATGGGAATAACATGGATAAGGCGCAGATGGGCGGTACAATCCATGTGGGGGCATTGACTGGGGCGGAACTGGCGCAGATGCTGGGGCGCTACCCGAACATCAATGTCACTTATGACCATATCACAAGCTACCTGTATTACTACAATTATGACGGCACGGAACTGCTGTATACAGAATCCATCTACGACGGCGGCGACGGGACATATGACGGAAAGCCTGCAAGGCCAAGCACGGCGCAGTACACGTACACATTCGCTGGGTGGTCGAAAAAGCCCAATGGCGCAGCGGACGCGACGGCGCAGAAGGCGGTAAGCGCGGACAGGAACATCTATGCAGCGTATACAGCTACAGTGAGGAAATATACGGTCTACTTCTACAATGGCAGCACGCTTTTACAAAAAGTGCGGGATGTGGCATATGGGAGCAGTGCGGCATATTCTGGCAACACAGCGGACTTGGTAGACCCGGCTGGCACAGGGATGCCATTTGAGGCATGGGTTCCGGCGCCAACGAATATACAGGGAAATACATCCTGCTATGCAACCTATAAGAGTGCCGTGGAGGTTAAGGAAATTGAGGATTCCTGGGATACGATTATTGCAAATGTGGAGAATGGAACATACCGCAGCAAATATATGGTCGGGAATTACAAGCCGCTTGACCTGGGGGCAGAGGGCATCGTAAATATGCAGATTGTGGCCTTTGATAAAGACCAGAAGGCGGACGGCAGTGGTACGGTTCCTATCTCTTGGTTGTCTGTGGAATTGCTGAAAACAAGTAAGAGGTTCAATCCGAATAGAGTTATAACCACTCATCCAGAAACAAAGCCTGGTTGGATACAAGATGAATCTGGGGTGTGGAGTTCAAATATCTGCGGATGGCAGAGTGGAAGTGCTACCATAAGGTGGAGTATAAATCCAGTAAGCGATGGAACGATTATTATTAGGCATAAGACGGATTCTGAAGGTACAGACAAACTAAGTATTAAGGCAGGATCAAAAACGATTGTTTCTGCCTATGGAGGGACGGGTAGGCCTTGGGTTGAATACGAGCTTGCGGTTACTGGTGGTGAAAGTATAACTATCGAAGCGACATATAAAAAAGACAGCTCTTTGAATGCTGGTTCAGATAAGGCGTATGTTGAAATTATTTTGCCATTAGGTGCAAATGTTTCTGTTGAAAATCGAGATTATAATATGGTTATTTTTGATGGCTGTAAAGAAGGAACAGGAACTATCGGCGGATGGGAGAAGAGCGAGTTGCGTGCATATATGAAGGAAACAATCAAACCATTTATTCCAGAAAATGTGCGCAATGCAATTAAAGAAGTTACAAAAACGCAACCTGCCTATGATACTCAGTCGGAATCCTATACACAAACGACGGTGGACGATGTATGGATTCCAAGTTATTCAGAAATGTTTGGTAATTATTCTAGCGACGGGATTTACAGAAGTTTGTTTGCTGATAATGCATCCCGGGTTAAGAAAAAGGTTGGCGCGACTAGCGCCAGCTGGTGGTGGCTGCGCACGGCTGGTAACAGTGACGTTGCGCATGCCGTGGACCCCAGCGGCTCTAACAGATATATCAATGTACCCAATAGTGAGGCTGTGCCGCTGGGCTTCTCAACCTAA